GTGACCACTTAGAAAATAAACCACTATTATAGCCCGTGGCTTCGCCGGCAACACCCAGCTTTAATGTTTACGACACACCTGCTTAACAGGGACATAAACAATCTCCTTTTCGTCAACCTCCTCCAGCTCACAAGTTGAGCGAGGCGGTGGCTTGGCAACCGTTGTAGGAAGCGGAGGCGCAAGCCAAACGTAAAGGTTGGAACAATTGTCCGCACTACCAGCAGAAAGCGCGCCTGTCGGCAACGTAGCATTACTGAACGTGATAGTGCACGGCAAGGTACCATCGATGACTGTCCACACAGCATCAATGCTCGCACGTGCAGAACTACCATTTGGAGGAACGTTAAACGTCTGTTTGATCAAATTGGTAGTAGTTACGGTAGGACTCACTACACTTGCTGCAGAAGCAGCGACAAAGTTCCAACTCAAATTGATATTGGCACCGCTTTGCCCGACAGGAGGTATGGTGATAGCATCATCAGTAACTGTGATGCTTTCACTCGACCCGTCGAAGTAGTAATTATCAACGATTAGGGTCCTTTCGGGCCCTAAAGGTTTAGAATTGCTCGCCGTACCTGACAGCTCATACATGAGCACACCTTCAGGATACAGCGAATTTCGACCCACGCTCACCGGCACAGGCTGGATAAGCGTGACATCATAAGCAACCCACAATTGTCCAACAACATTAGTTCCGAGCATGCCGTTGGTGGCCAAATTGAACACACCAGGATCATATTTCGCAAGATCATCAGACACATGATGTGCTCTAACGAAATAAGTCGGATAAAGCGAATGGAAGCGATCGCATTCCAAAGGGAAAATGCAATCACGCGACGGTTTGTCCTCCATAGCGCCACTAATATTGAGAAATTGGGGCATAGTCTCAGGCTCGAGCTCGTACGGATTGTACTGAGTCACACCCATGACTGCACCCAAAGAATTATCTGTACTGGCAACCATACTGGCCGCCGTCGACTTGAAGTAAAAGATGAGTCCATTCATCTTATACTTTTGAAAAGCAGAGGCAACAGTCGAAAGCCATGGAAACGTGGCAGAGACACCCGGGTTAATAGAAAACCGCTGATTGGTGTACCCAACTGTAGCATTAATAGTACCGATAAATTCTTTATGAACAACGCGAACGCCTTTGTCGACTGCAGAATGCATGGTCGGAACAGGTGACGCTTCAAGGATGGTGTTGCGAGCGCCTTTGTAGGCGCCCCATCCCAAATAGTTCATGGCACTGCGCGCTAACGCGCCAGTTCCAGGAAATAGACTGTCAAGTAGACTTCTGCCCATCTCCATAAAAGGCTTGCCGCCTTTATTCGACCAACTACGGGCCGCTTGATACATCTCACGGAGGCCGCCTCTACCGGCGTACACCTTCTGCGTGGTGATCTTCTTAGTCTTTCTACGGGAAGACATGTTGTGTGGGGGAGACCGGCAACATCACCGGGACTGTACATCCTTGCTACGCTATATATAGCGCCGATCCGTGCAGTCTCTAGGCATTTATCTTACAGAATTTAGCACGGCTACATCCGTTTTGGACCGTGAGACAAGGACCCCCTGTGTTAAATGTTCTTCCTCTGAGTGTTACCTACCAAAAACGTGCACAATTGCCACTCTGGCGGGAATAAACCCGCAGTGACAGACACCGGCACTGGTTGGATGACACTACAACTCTCAAAATAACGTTCTAACCGCAGTTGATCAGCCACAGAAACACCCCATAATTTGGCAACCAGATCACGGTTAACAGCCGGAATATCACACGTGCTGTACCAATAACCTGATAACACAAACTTTTGCTTCCATGACATGACATTGTGTTTATTGACGTCCCACCGAGGACGACAATGTAAAACACGTAGAACGTAATCCGAGAGGGCTCGCGCAATTGGGCAGAACGGCAATTCGTAGTGCAAGGACATAGCCTTTGCAACCAACAGCTCATTGAGCTTGCCTCGTTTGGCTGACATTAACTGCGAGTCAGTCCACCCAAATTTACATAATATTTCACGAGGATCGGCCACATTAGTGCAGGATTCTGGGTCAAAATACATGCCACAGAAACCCGCTTGACCGATAGACTGGTACTTGCCTAGTTTGATGTCAAAGCCAAGCAACTTAAAGTCCGCTACAGTCGGAACAAACTCGTCAGACTGAAAAGAACAACCCGTCATCGCCCTCCACAACACCTTGTGGAGACGACCCCTTGCGCGACGCAAGGAACAACATAACCATAAGATTTGTAAACCCATTTCCCAACGAGGTGCACATGTCACCCGACATGCGCGCTCCCCGAACGCTGACATCAAACCCTTTAAAATGACAGCGTTGTTCACCAGTCAAGGCCTTAACCACATGATGCAGCCACTTCTTACCATCAGGAAGTCGCTGGGTCATGTATGAATACAGTTGCATTTCACACGCACGCATAATGGGCGTTGAAATGCGGGCCTCAAAGGATGAATGGTCCGTCGCTACATAGACAAAACCCGGCATATGCATACGCATAATATACTCGGCCCTCTTGTGGACCGGAATATGCTTGATAAAATACGGGTTGTCAAAAACAGCTTTCTCGATCAATTTGAAGATCGGGCCGGAGAATACCTTAAATACATCCGTACGCGAATTAATGCATCGCGGGAATTTTACATCGGTATAATTCTCTCGCTTGATGAAAGACTTGCAACTATAATACTTCGGGCCCATCTGGTGCATCTTTTCGACGCACGACAGCAACTGAGCTTTCCGAGCTACTGAATAATCAGTACCATCAAGCCATGTAGCAACAGTAGTATCCGAATCTACTGGTAGTGGAGTAAGGTTCTGCCTGATCCAATCGCGGACAAAGCCGCGAAACTCACGTAGGAGCTTCGGATCAGGAGGACTCACCTCCGGAACCAGTCGCTTGCGCGCTCCGAGGACAGCCGAGGGCGTGTCATACACGTCCGGATATGGCAAAACTGCACCCTGGGCATGAACGCCCAAAGATACAGCCATAACTCGGCGATCAAAAGATCGGCTATCTCTAACATTGATGTCAGACTGAGGCCTTTGAACGGGGACCTCCCCTAAGTAACCTGCAAAGTCTGAAGCACGATAACCATAGAGCACAGTACGCTCATCCTCTAGAGTCCGCTCGCGCAAGCGCAACGGAAATCCCGCATTAATGGACTATTGACACGGGCTGACACAATGTCAAATGCCAGCATCGACGAGTTAACGATCACGTCATAGCGCGAACGATGAACGTCAAGAACCACTAACCGGGAGGCGTATTCCGAATATTCCTCGAATTTTGCATCATACCGTGTCATAAAGTGCTCAACAAGCTCAATTACAACGTCAACGCAAACTGTTAATTGCGTAGTGACCAAAAGCGGATCACGGTACCAGCGCGCGACATAAGATTCGACAGCGCAATCAGCATAATTCGGACGGACGAGTTGTTTACTAAACCGGGCCGTCAATCTCACATCAGAGGCATTGTCATGACCGATGATGCGAGAGACCTTCCACTTACGACTTGGGAGGTACATAGGAATGATCCACTGCGCTAACAGGGTAAATTTTGGTGCAAGCCAATTGTTAATCGCATCATAATCCGGCAAAGCGGCGATGCAAAGTTCAATGAAAATTAAAACTTCAGAGAACCGATGGTTAGCGCAGTGCTCAAACAAGGCGAACAAGAACTTCCGGGCGGCCTTGCATAGCTGGCAAAAGAAAAAGGCAAAGTAATTCAAATGATATAACCCAGCATTAACCGTCTCAACAGTCAAGAAACTGTGGAGGTTGTGGATTGATAAATCGGTCGGAATAAAACGGTTTACAATCCACAAATGACGCAGGATGAAGATCGCAATCCAGATGAACGAGTAACGGTTCCTGGTAACATATGCAGAAGTAACATCTTCGGGCAACGGATTAGCAGCCAATTCACTCAGCTGAACCGTCGCGACGTCTTTGGCGCCCTGTACACGGGCTTTTTCTTCGACCAAATTAGTGAAGACCAAAGCGTCCTGCTTCGCAGCTCGCGTGCGCAACTTGGCAGGGCCAGCGGTTGCGCGCAGTTCAGCAAGCGTGCGTTTCCTACTCTCCGTCATGATAGGAGGTGGACCAGGATTCAATTCAATGCCAACCAGCCGACTAGCTGGGACAAAGTGGAGCTGGTAAAACTGCTCGTCCTGGGTAATACGTTCCGCAGCGGAGGCATACGACGCACCAGTAAGGTGCATATGCTCACCAATATCATGCAGAAAGTTATCGCCTGTCTCAATAGCATCACGAACACGATGCAAATGCCTTTGGACCCATTCAGCTGCACCGTCGCTGGTGCGCGAAGACTGACGATCAACGTCATCCAATTCAAGACAATAACGGCACCCTTCATCATGACAGAAAGAGCACCAGCAGGTCAGAGTTGAGACAGTGGAAAAATAATTTTTAGGGAGTGCGACTCGCGTCTGAAAAGACACATTGTAAACGTGCTTCCGCGCAGCAGAACCGCAATCTTTATGGTCCGCGCAGCAAGAAAAGCAACGCCAACAAGCAGAATGTGGGATGTCGCCGAACGAAAAACGGCGAGCACCATCTTGACGATGTGTACGAATGGTAATTGCTTGTGAGCCGGCAGTGACACCCAGTGTTTGCTGGGTCGCAATAGGCAATGCCGATACCCTATCGCTACAGGTCAGTCCGTCACACTGTGCTCCCTCTCCCAGGGCACACAGCTGAGGCACCGACGTGCCGCGAAGATTAACTTCGCTCATCACACTTTCGCAGTGGTCAGCGGACGCATGGAATGACT